GTTCGTTTTTGACTTCGGGCGGCTTTTGTTCCTTGTGTACGAGATCATAGAGCATGTTACCCAGCCAGCCTTCGCCGCCGTACTTGCCGCCTGTAACTTTACCGGAGACCCAGCCCATTCCCATGTTCAGCAGGGTTCCCACACCGTATCCGGCCAGACCAGCAGCGCCTACCTTGCCCGCGGCAGCCATGCTTTTCAGGCTTCCGACGCCGCCGACAGCGGCTAAACCGCCGCCCGCAGGCCAGTTAGTGACAAATACAGGCGTCACACCTGTTGCCGCCTGAATGGCTTTGCCTTCGGCTATTCCCAGGCCCGTTCCGCCGAATTTGCCCAGCACCTTTTTAAACAGTCCGCCGCCTAAGCGATAAGCGGCATAACCGCCGACCAGGGACGCCGCACCAATGCCCATTATTTCCTTGCCGGATAAGGCCAAACCGCCTTTGTCTTTGCCGTTGATGCCCCAGCGGATCAGGTCAGCCAGTGCATTCTTGACGGGTGCGGCAAAGCCGTCCGCCGCCTCACGCAGTGTCGCTTTCAGGCGGCCCGCTTGATCCACGAGGTTTGCCGTGGCGTCTTTCATATCGCGTTTCAGAGTGCCGCCCGCCTGCCCGATTTCTTTGGTATATTGGCGAATCTTGTCCAGGGAATCACCGGTCAACAGGGTTTTGATCCCCTTGATCGTGTCCAGATCGGCTTTGCCGAATGCTTTTTGAATAAAATCGGCGCGTTGCTGATCCGTGGTGAGCTCCTTGTATTTTGCCCGAATATCCTCCAACACGGCCGTTGCTTCGCGGCGCTGCCCCTTAGCGTCAAAGAATTTAACGCCAGTGGCCTTTTGCGCTTCGGCCATGTAGCGAAGGTTCGTAAATACCCGGAGAGTGCTGTCGGCCAGCGTTGCCAGGCGTTCCGGCTGGCGTTCGATTTGGGACAAACCTTCGACGAAAGCCAGTGTGGCGTTGAAGTTCATTCCCGCCGAGGCGGCGTTGACTCCCACACGGGCGAATATGTCGGAGAGGTTTTGCAGCTCGGCATTGCCGAGGCGTCCGGCAACCGTCATTTTGTCGAGCAATTCCAGTGCTTGTCCAGGTTTGGCGAGGTCAAACTGGAAGGCCGTTGCCGCTACGGTAAGACCGCCCGCCAGTGTTTTGGCTTCAGCTCCGGTAACCGCCATCGCCGTGTTGACGCCTTCCAGCGTGGCGCGGGATTCCTTCATATTCAGGCCGGACTGGACCAGAACATTAAAGCCTTCTTTCAGGTTGTTCACGTCCTGGCCGGATTCCTTGCCCAGGAGAAACAAATCGTTGCGCAGTCCCTGTACCTGTTTGCCGGATGCTCCCGCCGTCTGGCCGATCTGCGTGAGGGATTTGTCCAGGTTGGCCGATTGCCATAACAGCGCACCGGCGCCGACAGACAGCCCCATTGCCGCCAGCTTGCCTTGCAGACTGCTGAAAACATTTTTGATTTCCGCCGCTTCCCTCTTGGCCCTGCGGCCGAAAGCAGCAATGGACTGCTCGCCCTGGCGCATTCCATCTTTCATGCGGCGGGAATCAGCAATCAGTTCCAAAAATACTTTCATGTTCTGCATATTTTAATCTCTCTTGACGCGATATTTAACTGAATTTCCTGCGTCCGGGCTGACCATCTCGTGCCATGCTTCCAGCAGATTGTCCGCTTCGCCGTCCGGCATCGCCATGATGGAGGTGTAATCAACGCCCAGCTTCAGCAGGCCGACTATTTTGTGGTAATGGCTCTTTTGTCTCGCTGCGAAAGGATTTGCGGCGCTCCTCCAACCGCCTGGCCGCTGCGCTCAATTCGTTGATATCGCTTTGCGTCATATCTAAAAGCAGCTCCGGCGTTATTTCTTCTTTTGGGATGCTGCCCAGGGTAAGCAGTTGCCCCGCCAGAATGCACAGCCCCATGAATGAATCGTTTTTTTCCGCCCGTTTTGCCCGGAACGGATCATCAAATACCGTTACGGAATCACGGACTAACTGCTCACGGATTTCAAAATCTTTGTGAGTAATCCCGTTATGTTCCAGCCCTACGGGAAGGGTGCCTTTTTCGGTTAGCATGTTTTCTCCTTTTTAGATTGCCACGGCGCGCGGAACGCGCCTCGCAATGACAATTTATTTCCGTGTTTTCGCGGAAAACTCGATGGTTTTGGTTGATTCGTTGTTACCGTCGTGCTTCAGTGCGCCGATTTTCAAGACGTAAACACCACCATATTTTACCCGCGTGCCGTTTTGATAATCGATGGTGATGGTGCCGCCTGTGACCTGGCTGAAATCAAATTCCGGTGTGTCCGAAGGGACGACATATTCCACGTTGACGCCGTAGCGTTCCTTAGTGGTGATATGCCCCGTCGTGTTCATCAGGTTGACGGTTTTATGCAACTCATATTCCTTTTCTTCCACCGACTTGAAGTCGGTTATGTTCTGCCCGTTTATTTCCAGCAGTACCTGGCTGACGTATAATTCTGCCATGTTTTCCTCCTTAGCTAGATTGCCACGCCGCGCAAGGCGCGGCTCGCAATGACAATTTTTACAGCAATAAATCAATCCGACCGGCGAAGACGTGCAGGCCGTTGACAACATCGACCGGAATCTTGGCGTCCAGCCGGTTCACATCCTGCAGATCCCGCTCCACGATGACGCCGTCCTCGTTGGCTTCCACTTCTTCCACTATTTCCAGATCCTGCAGCTTATAAAGCACATCGAGGATCTGATCCCGCACGGCATCCGCCGTTTTACTGGAGAGTTTTTCCCGCGGGAAGCGCAGGCCGATGCGTGTCCGAATGGCGTTGCGCACGTAATCGAGGGTGCGGATGGTGGTGATGTCCAGCAGAGCGGGATCATTGATGCCGCCTGAGTTTTTAATGTAGGTGGTGACCGCCCGGACGATCTGCACGGCTTCGCCGGGACCGACTTCCAGCGGCGTAACACCGTTATAGAGTAGGCTTTCCTGTTCCGTCCGGGAGAACCTGTCGGCAATGGCCGGGGCATGAATTCCCTTAATGGCCAGCGTATTGAGCGGCCGGGCCGGATCTTCCTCGGAGGCGATTACCGCGCCGTAACCGGCCGCCAGTTCATAGGCAGGGGAACGGGTGCCGCGTAAATAACCGCAGGTAATGCGCCCGGAATTGATCGTTGTTCCGCAGAGGGTGGATATTGTCGCCAATACGCCGTCATAGGAGACGACGCCAGTTGCCGATCGTTGTTCCATCGGGCCGCTGACGGCATCCAGATGATCCTTCAATTTGCCCAAGGCTGTGGCATCGATAAAAGGCACAATGTAGATCGTATAATCCTCGGCAAAGCAGGCGTCCAGGGCGTCGTCGATATCGGGATCGACCGAGCCGGGCGTGGTCTCCTCCAGTGCCGCCGTTGTTCCCGTGGCTGTCACCGTAGCGGCGAAATCAACCAGATTGGCGCAGGTCCCGTCATTTTTAGCGGTGAAGGTTAACTTGTGGTCGTTCGGGCTGGTTCCCTGGGTAACTGTGAACGGCAGAGCAGGATAATTGGCATCCAGTTCCGCTTTAATCGCCGTAGCCACGGCAATGGCCGAATCACCGGACGTGATCCCGACCTCAATAGCCACATTGCCGACATAGAGCGTGATGGACCCGGAGGAAGTTGCGGCGTTGGTGATCGTCAGTGTCTCCACGCGGGGAACGCCGCTTCCGCTGTCGTCCAGGGCGCAGACCGAAAGCTGCAAGTAGCGGTAGGCTTCTATCGCCGCCCGGACCATCAGGTGGGCGATGGAGCCCTCGCCGAAATATGTGGCGGCCTCATCGTCGCTGAATACCTGCGTCGGCAGCTTTGATGCTACAGTGCCGGCCGCCGTTTTCTGGGCAACAATGCAGACTTTCTGCGCATTGGCCGGAAGAGTCCGCACGGCCAGTTTTGTGTTGAATTCCAGATATTTCCCCGGCTTGAGAATGCTCGCGGGAATCTGGTAAAATGAAATATTTGTCGATGCCATTAGTCTTTACCTCCCTTGTTTTCCTGGATTCCCGTTTTCACGGGAATGACAGATTGCTGAATGAGCGATCCTTCCGCTACTAATCGGCGATAATAGGCGCTTGCGGGCACTTCCACGGGCTCGGTGTCCGTGATGTATTGCCTGGGCTTGCCTTCTTTCGGGCATTTCGTGCCCGGCGCTGCTTTAACTTTCATTTTCAAATCCCCCTTGATTCCCCCTTGCAACGGGGGAGTTATAAATTAATTGCCGATCGTCGCCGACGCTCCGGCGCCAGACGTCGCCGTTGCTCCGGCCTTTCCAATGTTCGCCACGTTGCCGAATAACCGCTCATACGCGCCGATTGCCGGGGCTGAGGCCGAATAGGGATAGCCGCGGATGTCCACGGCTGGTTTTAGGGTAGGCGTACCGTTGCGAAATGCCAGACTTGTGGTTTGAGGCAGAAAATAATCGGTGTTCGGGCGGTTGTTGGCGAATCCTGTCGGTAGATCGCCACCGGTAAAGAGGGGGTCGGTGGTTTGTGGATTAGTATCATACAGTCCCTCAGCTACCTGGGCGGCACTATAACTCGTAGTTACCCATTTTTGCCCTGTAACCGTCGCTGTTTCCGTATTTCCATCGGCTCCATATTGTACGTTATATATTTTTATCTGATCAGCAGTTACTTCAAGAATTTTAAATCGTCGATCGTTAAACTCATCGTTGGCAAACCCTGACCACTGTACACAGTCGTTGGCGGCGAAAATAGCTGTCCAGTCTGTACCACCTGATTTTGTAAAATATGTATTCCCGCTTGTATTGGTCACAGATACGGATGTAGCTGAAACGGCATTCGCATCCGATAAGGACGATGTGGTAATTAAATTGGATGTGCTATCTCTTCGGAAAAATAGATTGTTTCCGTGTTTTATGCTGCTCATTGAGTTGGAAAGATCGCGGACAACATACAATCCTTTATTTATAAAAATATTATTATATAGCTCGATATTTTCTGCGTTACCGAGTGAGTTATACATGATGTTCAGAGCGTAACTAGACGGCGTTCCCGCTGAATAATCTACCTCAAATATGTTGTTATATATTTTCCATGAACTAGAATGAAAATCTGTATAAACAATCGACAAGCCGCCGCCATAAGATATATTCCCGTAAATAGCCCCATAGCCCTTAAATCCTTTGTTCCCTGTGAATGTGTTAAAAGTTATTCCTGCGGTATTAACCAACAGATTATATCTGACTATTGCATTGTCTATTTGTCCTCCATTAGGGTGGTCACAATTGTACTCGACAATTTGCAAACCACCTTCAGGAACATCATGCAGATAATTATATTCGAGAGTAATATTAAGAGAATTATTGCTAATGCCAAGAGGTGCCTCCCGCTGCCCACTCACTCCGGTATTATAGATTTCGTTACTTCTGGCTAAGCAGTCCTCGATCCGACCAAAACCCTCAGAATTGTACTGGGAATAGAATTGTATTCCCTCGTGTCCAACATCATAAACTTTACAGTTTGTTACCTGTACATTGCTGATTTTATACCCAACCAGTGAACATACGTGAATGCCATAGTACCAATATGAGTCCTCTGGTTCGGATACCGACCCTGTATGATGCACCTCACAGTTATTGATGATTATATTGTCAATGTTAGCGGCCACACCATAACCGGTGCCTATACCTCCAGTATATAGACCGCCACCATCAATTTCAAAGCCATCGAATATAATATTACTAGCTACTAGCCTAACGACACCAATAGACGATTCGGCTGTAGTAGCTGTAAACTTTGCTTTTGTTCCACCGCCCCATGATGCGCCGTAATATTTAACTCCTGCCGTGCCTGTAAGGATAGGCGTTGCGCCAGTCCACGTTGAGGCTGAATGAAAATAAACGGTGTCCCCGCTGGTTGCTGTCGCCGCAACTTTGGCAATTGTTACCCACGGAGCAACCGGATCAGTCCCGGCGTTGCTGTCACTGGCGGCGGCAACTTGTGCTGTCTGGGCGACGTAATAAGTTGCGGCCTGAGAAGACGCGGCAAATACTAAAATTGTGAGAATAGAGGCAAAGAATCTTTTAATAAGCATAAGCACTCCCTCCACCACCGCTCATGGTTCCGGTAAAGCTGCCATAAGTCGTTCCAGTTTTTACATTCGCGATGCCTGGGTCAGTAGGCATTTCCACGGCATGCTCATCAACAGTGCCGCGTGTGTAAGATGCAGCTTTTGCCCGCAGAATGTAATCGGTGGCCGCCGGGGTATATAATACTTTCCCACGGATTCCGGTTGCATATCTACCGGCTATATCTTTACCTGTGATTGTAAATGTTAAAGAAGAGCCTGATCCTGAACAACCATCACCATTATAACTCACGTTAGATCCGATACAATCCCCATTGTTTGTAACCGTTCCGGCAACCACA